CGATGTTCAACTCTATTTTAAAAGGCTTCGCAAACTTCATGGAAAAGATCACGAACCCCTAAAGTATTATTTAGCAGGTGAATACGGGAGCAAAACCTTCAGACCACATTATCATATAATCTTATTTAATGCAAATATTGAATTAATTCATAAAGCATGGGACAAAGGAGAAGTGCATATAGGAGAACTCACAGAAGCATCAGCTGCATATACGGCAAAATATATAAACAAAGGAAAAATTATACCAATGCACAAAAATGATGATAGACTGCCAGAATTTAGTTTAATGTCAAAAAAGTTAGGACTTAATTACCTTAGTGAAAAAATAATTAGGTATCATAGAGAAGATATTGAAAGAAATTTCATAACATTGGAAGACGGAAAGAAAATAAGCATGCCTAGGTACTTTAGAGAAAAGATTTGGACAGAACAGGAAAGAAGAACACAAGCAGATAAGTTAGCCCAAAAATTTAAAGAATTAGAAGACAAAAAAGAATTAGAATATTACACAAAACATCAAACACTAGAAGGATATGAACAGCAAAAAGAATCAGGAAAAGCCTACAGAATTACCTCACATGAGTATCTTAACAGAACAGGACGCGATAAAATTTAGATCAGCATTTACCTATCAGGAAAAACTCGAGGAACAGGAGGAAAAATCTTCAATGGAACCAAGTCAGACGGTTCCAGACATGACTCTGTCATTACAAGAACTTGTAGAAAGATACACTAGAGGACAATCAGTGGCAACCTTTACACCAGTATATTACGGAGAAGATGAAGAATTCGCAGACGTTAGTCGTATGGACCCAATAGAGCGTATTGAATACGCTAGATATATTCGCGAGAAAATTGCGGAAACACAAAACTCCCTAGCGGAGCACACACGTGCCGAAGGACGTGAGCCGCAAATGAGCGATGGACAAAACTTCGTAGAAGAAAAAATTGAAGAAAATGGACTTCAATAAATATTTAGGAACCCCCCCTAAAAGGGAATATAAAAAAACCGCTAAAGGGCATTTTTCCCGTACTACGGGAAAATTGCCCAATAAATGGCCTTTTGGTAGACGGACAAAAGCGCAATGGATACAGGCCTTCGAAGAGGAGGCCAAGCACTAATACTACTTGATATATTAGTGCTAATTGACACCAAACACAAACGAAAGCCTGCGAGAGTGCAAGTGCAGGTGGAAAATTAAAAACATAAAAAAAAAACAATGGCTTGGATAGCACCACTAATACCAATTATAGCGAAAGCAGCCACAGCAGCCAAAGGCGCAGCCGTAGCAGCAAAAATAGGAACTGGAATAAGCGCTTTATCAGGCGCGGCCCAAGTTGCAGGACAATTGCAACAAAATAGAAAAGCAAATGCATTTAGTAGGGAAATGTATGAAAAAACTAAGGCGGATAACATAAAATTCTGGGATATGCAGAATGAATATAATTCACCACAAAAACAAATGGAACGTCTTAGAATGTCTGGATTAAATCCTAATATGGTTTATGACAAAGGAGGAGCAATACAGGCAGCAGGAAATATATCAACACCAGATGTACAAGGAGGACAATTTAGAGCCCCTGATTTTACTCAAATATCAAATCCTGTTCAAGGATATTTTGATACAAAAATTAAACAGGCTCAATATGATAATCTTTTAGCAGCCAATACAACTATGCAACAGGAAGCAATTTTAAAAGCAGCCCAAGCATTAGGAGAAACAACTAGAACCAAAGGACAAGGAATTGCTAATAGACTAGCAGAAACAAACTTTCAATATTCAGTTGAAGGAGCAAGGCTTGCTAATGAAGCAACAAGAGCAAATACTCAATTTACTTTGGATTCAAATACAAGAGCCCAATTAATGAGTGGGAAACAACTTCAACTTATAGGAGAAGATATTCTTTTAAGGGCTCAACAGAGAGCAAATACCATTCAAGATAGGATGAACGCAAAACAAATGTTAGAGAATTTAAGAAAAGATGGAACACTTAAGGATTTTGATATAAATCTTAGAAAAATGGGACTTAATCCTTCTGATCCTACTTATTTAAGAGTGGCAACAGAAGCGCTACAGCCTTATTTAAATTTTAGAACAGATGATTTGCTTTATGGTACAAAGCAATGGTTTAGAAACAAATTTGGAATAGGAAACGCTGGAGCAGGAGGAACATGGTAATGCAAAAAGAAAACAAGTACTACGAAAAAACGTCTAGAGAAATAAAAAAAGACGTGAACGATTTGATTAATCAAATTAATTCAACAGTTTTAGAAAACGAAAGTAATCATGCGGTTGCACTTAGTAGACTAGATTCTGTATGCTCACTATTACAAATTACTTTAATTCATATTAATAACTTAAACAGTAAAAACAAATGCGCTACAAAAAACGACGCGGAGGATTCCGCAAAAAACGAGGCTACGGCCGCAGAAGAAACAACACTTATTTAGTTCAAAGAGGAGGCATTAGACTATAATGGCAAAAGCAAATTTATTTAACTCGATTCAACTGCCTAAAGTAGGCAGTAACGTATTCGACCTTTCACACGATGTGAAAATGTCGTTTAAAATGGGTGGATTATACCCTACATGCGTAATGGAATGTGTACCAGGTGATAAAGTAAAAATAGGTACCGAAACGATGCTTCGTTTTGCACCACTTATTGCACCAGTAATGCATAAAGTAAACGTTACAACCCACTATTTCTTTGTGCCCAATCGAATACTATGGCCAAATTGGGAGCAATGGATTACAGGAAATTTAGATGTACAAGCCCCATGGATGTATTATACCGGTGGTGGACCCGGAATTCCTGTGAAGTCATTAGCAGATTATTTAGGATTTCCTACTCAAATTCCTTACAATGGATTAGCATATCCTAATCCAAATGCACAAATATGTTCACCTTTTCCATTAGCAGCATACAATAAAATTTATAACGAATACTACAGAGACCAGAATCTTCAATCAGAAGTTCCAGATTCATTAGTAGATGGTAATAATGGACCAGTGTACGATGCTATTGCAGTAGCACCAGTTAAAAGCAGAGCATGGCAACACGATTATTTCACTTCTTGTTTGCCATGGGCTCAAAAAGGAGATGCGGTAACAATTCCTATCGGTGATGTAGATATTTCATTTAGAAGTGATGTAGGAGGTACTGTAGTACGTCAATTAGATGGAACACCTTACACTAACCAAAGTGGTTTATCATTTTCAGATGCTGGAGGAAATACAAGAGCAGGTGGTGTAACAGGTACACGTTATAATATTGATAACTCTAGTCAACTTGTCGGAACGGCAGAAGCAGCAGATATCAATTCACTACGTCGAGCCTTTAGACTTCAAGAATGGTTAGAAAGAAACGCAAGAGGTGGTACTCGATACATCGAAAGCATACTTGCTCACTTTGGTGTAAAATCATCAGACGCGAGACTACAAAGACCTGAATACCTTGGAGGTTCAAAAGGTAAAATGGTAATTAGCGAAGTACTATCAACTGCAGAAACAACATTGCCAGTTGGTAACATGGCAGGACATGGCATATCTGTATCAGGAGGTAACGAATTCAAATATTCTGTTGAAGAACACGGATGGATTCTCGGTTTAATTTCAGTAACACCAGAAACCGCTTATCAACAAGGAATTCACAGGTCATTACTTAAACTTAACAGATTAGATTACTTCTGGCCAACCTTCGCAAATATTGGCGAACAAGAAGTTAAAAACGGAGAACTATATGCAGCAGGAACTCAAGTAGGAGAAACATTCGGTTATGTTCCAAGATATGCCGAATACAAATTCCTTAACAGCAGAGTAGCTGGAGAAATGAGAACTTCATTAGATTATTGGCACCTAGGACGCAAATTCAGCGCAAAACCAAATCTTAACGGAGCCTTTATTCAATGTGATCCTAGCACGCGTATTTTCGCGGTAGAAGACCCATCAGTAGATAACATTTACGGACATATATTTAATAATATTAAGGCTATTAGAAAGATGCCGAAGTACGGCACGCCTAATTTCTAATATGGCATGTGATACACCGTTTCATGTTAACAACCCACGCTACCCTATCTATAGTAACGACCGGCAAGTTCCGGTACCTTGTGGAAAGTGTCCAGCGTGTTTGTCCAGACGCACTAGCGTCTGGACATTTCGTTTAAAAACACACGCAAAAAATGCTATTACTTCTTACTTTATTACTCTTACTTACGATACCAGATTCGTACCTATATCAAGTAAAGGATATCTTACCCTCTGTAAAAGAGACGTCCAACTCTACTTTAAGAAACTTCGTAAAGCGCATGGCAAAGATCATGAACCTATAAAATACTATCTGGCAGGAGAGTACGGTTCAAAAACATTCAGACCACACTACCACATTATACTATTCAATGCATTAGAAGAATATATACAAAAATCATGGGACAAAGGAGAAATACACATAGGAGAACTTACGGAAGCTTCAGCAGCCTACACAGCAAAATACATAAACAAAGGGAAAATAATCCCGATGCACAAAAACGACGATAGAGTGCCTGAGTTTAGCCTTATGTCAAAAAAATTAGGATTAAACTACCTTTCAGAAAAAATAATTCATTATCATCGTGCAGATATTGAAAGAAATTATATAACATTGGAGGACGGTAAGAAAATAAGCCTACCAAGATACTTCAGAGAAAAAATTTGGACAGAAAACGAAAGGCGAAAACAAGCCGATATATTAGCCCAAAAATTCAAAGAAATAGAGGACCAAAAAGAACAAGAATATTACACCAAAAATCAAACAATAGAAGGATATGAAGAACTCAAAAACAGCGGAAGAGCACAAAGAATCTTCCAACACCAACAACAATCAAGAAAAGGCAGAGACAAAATTTAGGTCTTCTTTAACTTATGAAGAAAACCTAACAGAACAAGAAATACTTTCTGCATTAGAACCTTCCCAGACAGTACCAGACATGACCCTATCACTCCAAGAATTAGTGGAGAAATACACCAGAGGACAATCCGTAGCAACATTTACACCCGTATATTACGGAGAAGATGAAGAATTCGCAGACGTTAGCAGAATGGACCCTATCGAACGCATAGAATATGCCCGATATATCAGAGAACAAATAGCGAGCCACAGAACCACCCTAGCGGAGCAACAACGTGCCGACGAAGGAGGACGTGAGCCGCAAATGAGCGATAGCCAACCGTCGCAAGACGAAATAGAGACCCCCCTAAATGGATAACAAAAAACGAGGGCAGTTTTACCGTACTACGGTGAAACTGCCCGAGTCATGGGCGTATGGCAACAAGACCAAAAGTCAATGGCTAAAAGACTTCGAAGAGAAGTCAAATTGCACTAATAATCCTTGATATATTAGTGCTGATTGACACCAAGCGAAAACGAAAGCCTGCGAGAGTACAAGCGTAGGTTAAATCAAAACAAAAAAAACAAGAAAAAAAATGCCAATTGACCCAGTAACAGGAACAGTCATAGCAGCCGGCATAGCTGGCGCGGGACAAGGTGCCAACGCCTACATGACAGGCAAAATGAACAGAAAATCTCGAGAATTCTCGAGAGAAATGTATGAAAGAACCAAGGCAGACAACGTAACGTTTTGGAATATGCAAAACGAATACAACAGTCCACAGCAACAAATGCAACGCCTACAAAATGCAGGATTGAACCCTAACATGCTCTATGATAAGACAGGAGCAGTCATCCCTGCTCAAAATATTAACACTCCAGATGTGCAAAGTGCACAATTCAGAACTCCAGAATTTGGAAACATCGGTTCTGGATTAGTACAAGGATATTTTGATACACAAATAAAACTTGCACAATACGACAATTACAAAGCACAAAACACAGTACTATTACAAGACGCAGCCTTAAAAGCTGCACAAGCAGCGGGCGAAGTCGTAAGAACACAAGGTCAAAGTATTGACAACACATTC